TTACTTTTCTCAGGGTCAAAGTTTCTAAAATACATTAGGCAATTTTCTATGCCATCTGAAATCATTTCATCACGAAATGAATACGATATAAAGTTTGGCTTTCTTGATAAGTGTTCTGCTATTTTATAAAAACATTCACCGATATAGTTTGGTATTGGTGGATCTTCGTTTGACTTTTCACAAGCTTCTTTATAATCTATGAGTGCCTGTAAAAATTGTTTGTTATCTATATAATGATTTGTTTTCTTGGTCATAAATCGCTTTCAAATAATACTCGGTAGGGTTTTTTATCATAAGCATATTCTGGGTAATGTGGCCCATCTTTGTTTATATAATGTAAAAATACCTGACCTAATCTATAATCTTTCCCACCCTCACATGGTTCACGCCAATGCTCTAAATCGCAACCTCTATAAATCACCGCATCACCATCTTCTAGTTTACATTCTGTACCTTCTATAAAAATAGGCCAGTTAAATTCACCTGTATCAGATAACTTTACTGTTACTGATATTTCACATGATGGTCTATCTTTATGTTTTTTCAAAATGTTTCCCATACGATATAGTCTAACATAAGTGTAAGTAGGACACAAGCTTAAACCAGTTAGTTCTTCCATCTTTGGTCGCATTTGCCTCATCAAAGCTTGAAAGGCCAAATCACCATATCTTGGTGCAAAAGAACCTGGCACTTGATCGTCACCATCGGCGGCGTGCCAACCTTTTTCACTAATTTGATTACATAATACCATGGCATGACTTGAAAATCTTAAATAATCAAATAAGTATTTTCCAACATCTTTAGGTATAAATTCTTTTACATGAAAATAACCATGTTCTTTAAATATATTTGGGTAATTCTTCATAATTTCTCTTGACAAAAAGGTTGACAAATGTTATTCTAGCGGTGTTCCGTTTGAAGATATTAAATATTTCCATACTTGTTATTACTAATCATTTCATAGCCTTTAACAAGTTCTTGAATACCAAAATCTAAACTATATAAAGGTTCAAAACCTGTTGATTCTAATTTTTTATTTGATACAATATAATTTCTTTGATCTTTATCTTTTTTAAAGCTTTTTTCTACAACAACAAATTCTGGTAAATGTTCTTTGATTTTATCAGTCAATTCTTTTTTGCTTAAATTTGCATCAGATAAACCAACATTGTATACTTGGTTCTTCATACTATCATAATTATTTATAGCGTGTAAAAAAGCTCTGCAAACATCTCTTACATGAATATAATTTCTTTTAAAACTACTTTCAAATAAAACAACTGCACTATCTTTAACTGCTCTGTAAACAAAATCATTTACTAATAGGTCTGTTCTCATTCTTGGCGACATACCAAAAACTGTGGCTAAACGATAACTTATAAAATTAGAATGTTCTTTAAGTTTATTTTCCACATCCAATTTATCTTTTGCATATGATGAAATAGGATTAGTTGGTGTTTCTTCATTACAAATACCAAAATTACCTATACGAGATGTGCCATAAAAACTATTTGTAGTTGGCATAATTACAATTTGTTCTTGTGATAATTCTTTTAACATGGCCAGCGGAGATATTTTATTTGTCGTATGTGCATTAACTGGGTCTGCATCACATAAAGGTGCACCAACTAAGGCTGCTAAAGGTATAACTATTTCAGCTGTTTTTAAATGTTTAGCTAAAGTGCCATGAATACGAATATCACCTTTTTCAACTTCAAAATTCTTATGGCTACAATATTGATTTAAACTAGATTGATTGAACATGAAATTATCTATTACAGTAACATAATGTCCTGCCTCAAGTAAATCATTTATCAACATAGAGCCAATATATCCGGCACCACCTGTTACAAGTATATTTCTTTTTTCCATTAGTATAAATTTAATTCATGTACGAGGTCTATAATATCCTCAGATTTTAGTGTAGGATAATTACCAACATAAAAACCATAAAAATGAACGTGCTCTGTATTAGGAAACTTTTTCCAATATTCATGTGGCATAATATTTTTTAGATAAGGTTGCCTTAGTTGATTACCACCACCGGCACTACCTTTTCTATATTCTATACCTACTACGTCCATTCTATTTGTTATTTGTTTCATTAAGTAATCATCAGGTTCTTTAAGTATACAATTGAAAGCATAATTACTTGAGCCCTCTGTTTTAAAGTCTGTCTTATATATATCATCATTTAAAATGTTAAGAAATAATGCTTGATTAGACCACCTTTTGACAATAAAATTTTCTAATCGTTTCAATTGATTACTACCAATAATTGCACCTATCTCTGTGTTTCTCATATTGTAAGATGGGTAGAAGAAAATAAAATCTTCATTTAATTCTGGATTCAAGGCTTTATAACCTCTTTTTAAAACTTCATCTGTAGATTCACGAACCATGCCATGCGACCTTAACATTCTTAAATTTTCATATGTTTCACGGTCATTTGTAGAAACCATACCACCTTCTATTGTAGTCATATGATGAGCATAATAGAATGAAAAATTAGACATCCAACCAAATGAACCTATTGGTTGTCTATTGTGAGTAGCGCCATGTGATTCACAAACATCTTCAATTAGTTTTATATCTCTTTTTTCCAATTCTAGTAAAAGGTCATCTTCATAACCATCAAAACCTTGTATATGAGAAAATAAAACAGCTCTAGTTTCATCTGTGATTGCCTCTATTACTTTTTCATTATCAAGTGATAATGTTCTTAAATCAATATCTACAAATACAGGTTTAAAACCAGTTTGTATAATAGCAGATATGTCTGATACCCAATTTAAAGGCGAAACTATTACTTCACCACCTTTTGGGTATCTTAATTTTAAACAAGTGAGTGAAAGTAAATTAGCTGATGAACCAGAATTTACAAATACACTATGATCTACACCTAGCCAGTCAGACCATTCTTCCTCAAACTTTGCACATAAAGGGCCGTTTGTAAGTTTAGGGTCATCTTGTTTTAAATGTTCTATGACTAAATCTAAATCTTCACGACTCACATTATTTTTCATTAAAGGGTGCATCATATAATTTCACTTCCTTTTGTATTTAATTTAAAAGGTACCCACACTTTAATATTTTTCATTTCTTTTTTAAAGTTCTCTTGTTTTTCTGGTGGCACAACAAACATAAAGAAACCACCGCCACCTGCACCCATTAGTTTGCCACCTAATGAACCATTTAGTTCTGAATAATGTATGATATTATCTAATTTTTCATTTGTTAAATCATCAGTAAGATTTTTTTTGAATGACCATGTAGCCTTAATCATATCTGCAATTTTTTCAATAGAATCTTCTCTTTCTATTCTGTCTATTGCTATTTTAGTAATACCTATAATATCTTCAAGAATAATTTTATTTTTTTCAAAATTTTCTATTTGTTTTCTGGCTTGTATACCTGAAAATCTACTTTTACCAGTAAAACCTAAGAGTATATGATTTTCTAATTGTTTTATAAATTCATCAGATACATTAACAGGTTCTACTTCCCAATCTCTACCAAATCCAGCCGTGATTTTATTTAAACCGCCATATGCAGCTGCTATCTGGTCTTGTATGCCAACAGATTCGCCATTTAAAAACTGTTCAACATAAATTGCCTTTTGAGCTAAATCTTTTTTTGATAGTTGTATGCCTTTTAATCGAAACAAGGCGTTAATTAAACCTACTGTAAAAGATGAACTAGAACCGACACCAGAGTTTGCTGGTATCTCACCATCATGGGTGATTGATAAACCCTCTTCTATATTCATATACTTTAAAATATTTCTCACAGATGGGTGGTCAATATCATCTATATCATTTACCATTTCTATTCTTGAATATGCAATTCTATGTTTATAACTAAAATAGTTAGGTAAATACTTCACACTTAGATAACAATGATTATCTATTGCAGCTGTAATAATGTGAGATTTATTTGAAGAGTACCATTCCGGATAGTCAGTACCACCGCCAAACAAAGAGAGGCGGTATGGTGTTTTTGATATAATCATTTAAAACCTTTGAGATTGTAATATAATATTTTCTTTAGATAAATCGTTTTTATTTAGTAAATATTCTCTACCACCATTTTCAAAAACATATGTTTCTGGTAAAGTAACAGATTTAATTTTAGGAAATAAACCATTCTTACTTGTCCATTCCCAAACTGCTGATGATAATGCACCTGATGGTGTTTGTTCATCAACCACAACGATACCATCACACTTTGTTATCTGTTCTGTAAGTTCTATGTCAACAGGAAATGGCTTTGATTTTAGAATATCTGCAAAGGCAAAATTACTACTTGAATCTGAAATTTGTTTGCAGACATGAGCCATTTTACCATGAGAGATTAGAAGTTTAAAATCTTTCTCTCTAGGGTTGTGAACAAAGACATCTCTTACTTGACCAGTATGTGTATCACGTTCATCATATATGTCAGGTAGTTCATCTCTATCTAATCTAACATATGAAAATTCTGGATAGTCTAATAATCTTTTTGCGATATTATTTGCTGTAATAGCATCTGAAGCTGTGTAGATATTAGAACCTACTATTGACCTTAAACAAGCATATTCTTCTGTAACATAATGTGTAGGTCCTGAATCACAATATCCTATACCTACACCAACTGATATAAGACATATTGGTAGATTCATAATACCAGGTCCACATTTAATTTGTTCTAAGGCTCTCATTGATAGAAAAGGTGCCATAGCATAACAAAATACTTTTTTACCTTCAAGTGCCAGACCTACAGCTACGTCTATCATGGCTTGTTCTGATATACCACAATGTATGAAATTATCTGGGTAATCTTTTCTTAAATCATCTAAAGCTGGCGCACCAAAATCGGCACTTAGAAAATAAATGCTTTTATCAAACTTTAAATTTTCTTTTATTCTTTCTATAAAGGCGTCACGCTGATACATTATTAATCTCCTTACGACATTGTTCAATTTCTTCTTCACTCATTTTATTCATGTAATGCCAATGAGGTTTATTCTCCATGAGAGAGAAACCTTTACCTTTCACGGTTCTTGATAAAATTATCTTTGTAGTATCTGATTTTTTATCTAAAGCATTTCTTAATTGACCGACATTATGACCATCAACATCATGTATGTCAAAACCAAAACCTTCTAATTTATCTTTGATTGGTTCTAAACTAACACAATCTTTTGTTTTACCTAATATAATTAAATTATTGATGTCAATAAAGATTGTAAGATTTTTTGGCTTATGATGTGAGGCAAATAACAAAGCTTCCCATGTAGAACCTTCGTATAGTTCACCTTCACTAATTACAACATAAACATTTTTAGTCCAATATTCTCTATTCTTACAGGCGAATGACATACCAAGACCTACACCAACACCATGACCTAATGAACCAGAGGTAACGTCAATACCTGGTATTGATATGTTACCAAAAACTCTTAAACATGATTCAGTTGAACCCCAATTATCCCACTCTTTTTGTGGAATAATTCCTAACTTAGTAAGTATTGGGTAAAGTGTAACTGTTGCATGACCTTTACTGATTAGAACCTTATCAAATTCTGGCCTTACATAACCACCATGATATAATGTGGTCGCAATCTCTACCATAGAGAAAGTAGAACCTGGATGGCCTTGACCTACTTCTACAAATTTTTCAAATAATTCTTTTCTGTATTCATGGGCTAAATTTTGTAATTCACTATCATTCATATCAATCTCCAAGTATCTTTCTTTTTAATTTAATTTTTTCCATTTCAATCACATTGTTTTTTGATTCTACACCAAACTTCTTCTCCACTAAATCTAAAAAAGGTTTATGAGTAAAGTATTTGTGCCATGCTTCATCTCTAAACTTTAAAACTTCTGCACCAGTTAAATGTTTAGTACGCAATGGTTTACAGTCATAAGATAAAAAAGCATACTCTTCATATCTTTTAGGTATATCCCACTTTTGTTGTCTAGCATATAAATGTAAAGGACTACCTGGCAAAGCCATAGCTGCATAAAAGTTTGCGTGTTCTGTATTTAACTCAAGAGCTAAATCTAAAGTTTCTTGCATATTATCATAGTTCTCTTCTGGAAAACCAAACATATAATTACCAAGAATGTTTATACCGGCATCTTTTATATTCTTTACTACATCACGAATATTTACTTGTTTAAATCTACCCTTATCAATCTCTAATCTAACTTGTTGATTACCTGCTTCTATACCAAGACACAGCCAATTGACACCTGCCTTTTTAAAAAGTTCAAGTTGGTCTTTTCTTACAGAGTCAACTCTTGCATATGCCCAGAAATTAAACTTCATACCTCTTGCAACACAGCCTTCTAGTATTGGTACATAATATTTTTTGTTTAGAAAAAACATCTCATCTGTAATTCTACAAGTTCTTACACCTTGGTCATAAAGATATTCTAATTCATTAAGTATAAGTTCTGGACTCCAGAATCTCATACCTTTTGAGTCAACTGATGTTATATCATAATCATGTGATGTTCTGTTTACAATATTAATCATACAGAAGTTACAACCAAAAGAACAACCTAAAGAAGTGTATAAGGCTGCAAATGGTGTTCTATTTTCATGTGAAAAATTTGAGTGCCAAAAATGTGCTCTGTATTTTTTTAAGTCAATTAAATCCCAAGCATAGCCAGGCATTACTTCATCTAAATCTTTTGTCTTTACTATCTCACCACGTTCTGTTGGTTTTATTAAACCACGGTCATTATACCACATACCTGGTACTTTGTCTAAGTCATTTTCTAAATTTGTTTCTAATAGTGATAGTAAACCATAAACACCTTCATTAATAAATGCAAAGTCACAGTAGTCCTGTGATGCAACCTCATTTGGTAAAGCTGAAGTGTGTGAACCTATAAAAGCAGTTTTTAAATTTGGGTGACTTAGTTTGAGTTGTCTTGCAAGTGTCGAGGCACCAATCATCATTGTAGTGCCTGAATTTGGATTTTGTCCATATAAAACAAATACAACTAATTTTGGTTTATATGATTCTATTTCATCAGCAGCTTCTTCGTCTGGTTTATAATCAGCCTCATAGTCTAGTAATATGGGTTCATAATTTTTTTTGCGTACAGCATTAGCTAACAATAAAGCCCATGTAGGTGGTTCTATTGCCGAATGTGTTTTCGCTAAATCTTGATACGCCTTTTTACCAATAGATGGTATCACAAAACATACTTTATTCATAATTTCCTAATCTTTAATGTAACAAATCACTTTTCTTTCTTGTCTGCTTATTTATATCTCCTCCATCAATCTCTTCCCACTCATCTTCAAACAAACTTTCTGTGGCATCTCTTATATCATCTTGAGCTTTCAATACTAAATCTTGATAGTATTCAGACATATCTTTTTTAGGTACAAGTATAGTTAAGACATTAGATGAATCAAATGTAGCCATATCTACGTCCACCATCTCTACTGGTAACCATGGTACCATATACATCATTGGTCCTGATTTTGAATTAAATCTTTTGAAGATAACGTGCATAGGGTTTTCTAGTGTTACCTTTTTAGTTTTTTTATTTTCTGAAAAGAGTGCAATGATGTCCTCACCCGATTGCAACCTTATTATCTTTATCTGTTTTTCCATTTGTTAGCTCTATGTTGTAAAATTTATAATTGAATTTATCCTCATCATATATTTTACACCTTTCTATGAAATGTTTAATCGTGTAGTTTGCAAATTTACCTACACGAAAATCGTCTACAATATCGAAAAGTACAGCAGTTTCTTTATTATTTCCTTTTCTAAGGCCTCGCCCAATTGATTGTAGATTTCTGATTCTTGATTTTGTTGGCGAAGCAAAAACTATGTTATGAAGATTAGTAATATTAACACCGGTACTGAAAGTACCATAGCTAGCCACAATAATCGCATCTTTCTCTCGTTCAACGATTCCTCGAATAGACTCTCTAACTTCTGCATCTGTTCCTCCAAAAACGAAGAAAGCTTTCCTACCTCTTGTTTTATTCTCAATTGTTTCATATAATTTTTTCCCATGTTTTTCTACAAATTGAAAGAGTATTAAAGTGTTGCCCTCTAAAGATAAAGCTAAGTTAGAAATAAAATTGTTTCTTGCCTGATTAGTAACAATATATTCTATTTCTTGATTATAGTTCCATCTTCTGGCTTCTTGTCTTATCTGCTCTTCATATTTCAGTATAAGACATTTTATTTTAAAGCCTGCTAATTGTCCTTTCTCTATAAGTTCTGCTGTTGATGTGGCTTTATAAACAGGTCCAAAGAGTCCTTCTAAAACTAATCTATGAGTTTGAGTACCATCTAAAGTACCTGTTGTTCCTATCCTATATTTAGAGTTAATACAACTCGACAATATAGTAGTTAAAGATTTAGCTTTAAATTGATGTGCTTCATCACCCATTACAAAATCAAACTGTTCAAAGTATTCTTTATCATTTTTATAAACAGATTGCCACGTTGTAATTGTTAAAAAGTTATTTGTATGTTTTTCTTTACCAGAATACTGGCGGTGACAATACTTATCAGAGTCAAAGCCGTATGATTGAAAATCTGTATACATTTGTTCTACTAAAGATGTTGTTGGTACAATCAATAAACCTTTTTGATATTCTAACTTCAACAAGTATCTAACTATCATATAAATGATAAGAGATTTGCCTGATGCAGTAGGTGATAACAACAATCTTTTTTTGTTACGAATACATTGAACAAATGATTGTAATTGATAATCTCTAGGTTCAAAAGGCAAATCTAGTGTTTTTATGAACTCAACTGCCTCAACTAGACTTATTGAATGTGTTATGTTAACATCTGGAGATATATCAAGCTTATATTCTCGTTCATTACAAAATTTTTTTATGTATGGTACTAGACCTGCATATATTGTTTTGTATCTTGAGTTGAATAAGCGGATTTTTCCATCCCATAATCTCGACTTGTAGGCCGGCATAAAACGATAACCAGGAACGAAAAAAGTAAAATAATTAGATAGTTCCACCGCATAATGGTCTTCACACTCCACTTGTAAATACGCTTCATTTAATTTATGTAATATAATATCAGACACCTTGTATAAACTTCTCCCAATCAATCAATGATCTAAGTTGGTACGTTCTACTATTCAATTCTTTTAAAATACCTGTACATAGTTCAACAATTTCTTGGTGCATTGTCCTACTAATTACAAGTTTATTTAAATCATCATCACTCTCTAGGTATGTATTCAACTCGGATTTGAGTACATACGGAAATGGTTCCCAGCCCCTCTCTTTTAATTCTTCTTCATCTAATTTACCTGTATAATACTCCCATTTCAATCTTCTCATTTTCACATACTTTATATCGGCACTCTTAGCCAATAATCTATGCTTTGAAAGTATAGCTAAATATTTGCTGTGTAGTTTGGGTACATTGGTAAGTTCTTTGCCTGGTTCTGTTCGGTCAATTTCACTATCTTTTTCCCACATTTGTAATACTTGTTCAGCTGCGTTCATAATATTCCTCCTCTTAGGAGTATACACTAATTTTTAAAATTTTTCAACATTATAATAGGCAAATCTAAACGTGGCGTCTGCGGTCAAAATTTCATCTGGACTATCGGCAGAGTTTACCACAAAAGTAGATAGGGTTGTTGGGAAAACATCTTTGAATAAAAATCTAAATTTAGCATTGTTTGCCGAGGTAAACAGAGTCATTGAACAATCGCAGAATTGTGGAAAATTAGGTCTATCGGCAAATTTGTTTAATTTAGGTAATCTTCTATAATCTTCATAACTTTCTGGAAAAGTCATAGCACGAAGCCAATCATGTATCTCTAGCCAACCTTTCATATCTTCATCAATTAAGAAAGTTATGTTTAATAAGTCATAGATTGGTTTTTCACCTGGCCCAAACAGGTCTACAAATGGTGTATTGAATACTGTTTCACCTAATGATAAACCAGGCACGGTTGCTGATTGACAAAAGTATTGTAAGTTTGGTGCTCTCGCCATGGAGAATATAAACTTATTAGGATGTAAAAAATTTGGATTAGTTGGGTTCGTATCTGCAATTGACATAATTGTATTTATGCTAAACGGAAACGGAGACAAAAAAAGAGGCCCCTTGTGGGGGCCTCTAGGCGGGGTGTAACTCTTAGATTACATTAAGTTTGCAACCTGAAGAGCACGGTAGTAATTGTTTGTCTGAGCGGTTAATGCACCCTGTGTGGTTGCATCAGTACCATCAGCGAATGGATTAGATACGAGACCGTAACGAGTCTTGAATCCAATTTTTGGCTGGAAGGTACCAGTATCAACTGCTCTGACCATCTGTAATGGTACATATGGGCAATAGAACAGACCAGCGTCATAAGCATTTGTACCCTTATATCCAACTACCACAAACTCATTTGTTGAGCTTACTGGGAAATATGGGTCAATGTAGACTTTGATACGTCCAAACATTGTACCAGCAAATGTGTTACCTGTGTCATCTACTGTTAGATTAACTTGAGATTGTAATGCAGAATTGTAGTCAAGTAAACCTGCCATAGCGAGAGCAGAAGCGACATCACTTGAACAAATCATGATGTTACCTTTTCCTCTACGAGTCAACTTGGCGATTGCATTTGCTTCACGTTCTATTTGGAACGCAAGACCTTTAACTTTCTCAACCATCCAACGACCATTTGAGTCTGTATCTAAGTCAAACTTACCTCTTGTAGTTGTACCCACTTGAGCACCTTGTACAGCAGTTTTATAGATTGTACGGACTACTTCACGGTTTATCTCAGCAAGAATTTCTGCTGAAAGAATGTTAGAAAGTTCTGTTTCAGCATCAAGACCGTGTACTGCTTTTAAATCTTGTGCAAGTTCCATAGAATACTCAGCTTTGAGTGCTCTTGTTCTTGCAGTTACAGTTACTTTCTCGATTGAAAATGCCATCTCATGGAATGTATTAGCAGCATTACCATCACCTAAAGATTCTGCCTTAGATGTTGTCATTGCTTGATTTGGAGCTGCGTTAGATGTAAATACTTCGGTTGGTACGGCACCACCTGCAGCAAGTGCTGGAGGAAGAGCTGGTCCACCTGTATCAACACCAGCAAAGCCTGTATTAGCCTCGTTATAAAAAGCTTCGTCTCCACCTTGTGTGTCATACTTGGATCTCATTGCAAAGATAAGACCTGTTGGTCCAGTCATTGGCTGAACACCACAAATATCATATGCGATAAGGTTTGGTAAACTTCTTCTGACTAAAGAAATTAGAATTGGGTCAAAACCAGCAACTGGTGTGGAAGCAGAACCTCCGAAACCAGCGATACCAGCATCACCTTGAGAAGCAGAGTTTGTTGGAACTGCCTCTGAAAGAACTTGACCAGACTTCGCCATTTCTGTAGCTTGGTTCTCAAGAACAACAGCGGTTACGGCTTTCTTATACTTGTCCTCAATCTGTGGTAGATCAGGGTGGTCAAGAACTCCTTCCCACTTTTTCTGTAAATTTTCTGAAAGATACATCTTTTTCTCCTACGTTTAGTTTAAATTAGTTCTTTGTTTGTGATATAGCCTTAGAAACTGCATTTACGAATGGGTCATTAGACACCACTTTTTTATCTGCATCAGTTTCTACTTTTTCATTTAGAGTTTCTTCATCAGCTTGTTTTACTTCTGATGGAAAATAATTTTCACGAATTGTTTTTACCTTCTCTCTGAACTCTTCCTCTGTGGAAAAATCTACACCTTCTGCAAGTGTTTTGATTTTTTCTTCTTGAGTGTCGGTAAGACCTTCGCATACTTCCGAAGTAATTTCATTTTGCCTTGCAGTAACTAATGCTTTGGCAAACTCCATACCTCTTTCCATTTCCTCGTCAAGCTGGGATTCTAAAGCCTCAACTCTTGTGGCTAATTCATCAACTAAGTCAACTTTCTCTTCAGGTACGTCAATGTAGTGCTCTGCAAATAGGTTTCTTAAACCTGATATAAACTCTTCTGTGAGTTCTGCACGGAGACCAGATTCTACAGCAATCTGATTATCTGTCATCCATTGCTCTACGACATAGTTAAGATAGTCATCAACTTTTTCTGTTAATTCTGTTTTGATTTCGGTTACAGCCTCTTCAAACATAGTGGCATATTGTCCCTCAACCTCTTCTACGATTTGTGTCACTCGGTCATTTACACGAGCTTCGTAAACGATAGAAGCTTTCTTTTTAAAATCTTCTGAAATATTTTCATCTTCTGAGAAAAGAGAATTTACATCTTCAGAAACTTCTTCTTTCATCTTATCTTTTTTCTTAGCAAGATAGTCTTTTAAGCCTTGAGGCATACCTTTTTTCTCCTCGATAACCTCATCTTCCGTCTCCGCTTCTTCGTTTTTAGCTGAAGCAGCTGAAGGTTTGGTTTTAATAGATGCCTGATTCTTTGCAGAATTATCTGGCGCCGCACCAGAAGCATTGATTTTATTAGAATCGTCATCTGGCTTATTGTTTGAAGGTGTTGGGCCACCTAAGTCTTGCATACCTCCTACTGATGAGGTATCAACTTTAGGCATTGGTTCAGCGGGTGCTTTTGCTTTGCTTTGGGCTAAAACTTCAGCAGCTGCTTCCATAAGTTGGTTTTTATTCTCTGACATCTGAGTTATCTCCTTTTATGCAATATTTATAAATTTAAAGTTTTCTAAGGTAATTTTCAAATAATTTTAGAGCAACATCTTCGATTTCGGCTTTTGATGCTCTCTTTATTTCTTTTTTTGCTCTGTCGAAATCTGTTTCAACGAAACGTCCTTCAACAAACATCCATTCTTTATTTTCCATAATGCCGTTGACGAAAGCACCTGGAGCAGATGGGTCAGCAACAATGTCAGCAGCCGTAGCAAGTTTCAAGTCATCTTGCACCAAATTATATCCCTCTTTGTGTGGTTCTAACGAACCTAATGCTCTTGATGAAACACCCACACTCACATCATTGTCAATGAAATTCTTAACAATTTGCCCGTATGGTGTATCTAAAATTTTTGCTTTTCCGTGAAATGTATTACCATTTTCTTTCAAAGAAACTATTTTATGTGATACCCTTTCAAGATTTATCGTAGGTGTATCGGGATGACCCAATTCACCTAATGCACGATTAGTTTTAACATACTCTTCGTTGTATCGACCTACTTCATTACGAAGCGTGTCCATTTTATACATTCGATTATTTTTATTTACAGTATCACCGACAAGAAAAGTACCTTCTATATAAAGATTCTTTTTTCCATCAGACTCTTCTATAAGAGTTTTTACCTCTGTAAATGTTGTTTCTGATATAAGTTTCATTAGACTCTCTCTGATGAGTTAATTAGTGCTGGATCATAATTAGCTACTTTAGAAACCTGTAACATTACAGTACCGCCCGTAGCAATCGTGACCTGAAAAAATTGTGAACCAACAACTGCTGATCCAGTATTTGCTATAGGTGAAAAATCTTCAGCAAAATTAATTTGACCAGTGCTGTGCAATTCAACTACGTCCTGTCCACTTGAACGAATCATTATACTACCGTTCGTAGACCATGCACATTTTTGTATTGCAAAACCTGTTATTTTTTCTTTATCAACACCTTGAGTTGCAAATGTGTTTTGCACGTTAATATTTGCAGTACCAATTCCATGAATCCTAATCGTGGATGGTCCTCTTACTCTATTAGTTGTTTCAAATGCTATAGCCATTTTTTTACCTTAGTCCTAGTGATGCCCGCCTTCTCATTGATAACTTTCTTTTCAACATTGAACGGCGGAGTTTAGCTCTTCTTGTCGTTTTCCAAGACCTTTTTAAAAGTCTTGCCTTTTTAATTCTTGCTGTAGCGGTAATTCTTTTTACTTGACCGCCTTTACCTGTAGCCGCATAACCTTTGACTCCAGACCTAATTCTATTTCTCTGTACTACTATCTTACCTTTAGAATCTCTACGAATACGCCTTCTTATTTTTTTTACTCGCCCAATTTTCATAATATTTTGAGCTCTTGATATTTCAGTTAGATAACCTAAAAGATAATCTAAATTCATTTCATAGCCTTAAAAGCAAAATCAGCTGCCTTCTTTAAATGGGCTGGGCTTTTATGAACCATGGCAGATAATTTCTTTTTGTTCTCATCATTTACTTTTCCATGAACAGCTGTAATTGCAGATGCAGTAAAATGGTCAACACCCATTGTCTGACCATTTTCAAACTTTACACTTTTTTTAGCTTTATTTTTAGTAATGTCATGTAAATGATCCATGACTTGTTTACCTTCTTCTAAATAGTCTGTAAATGAAATCATTTCTTCTTCTGCCTGTATAATATTTTCCATACCTTTTCCATAAGGTATGGAAACATACTTATCTAAGTTTTTATTATAATACATGGCAACCTTCATACCACCTGGATATGGTCTAATTGCCTTTCTTTTAAAAACAAGAACAAATGGTGGATCTTTTATTTGTGATGTATCTTCTTGTACATCTTCCGCATCTTGTTCTGGATCATCACCAACAGAAGGTGCTCTATCACCAACCTTAACACGGTGTGCTCTTATCTTTTTCATTTTGCCATCGGAACCCACAACCATTTTAAAGTCGGCCGTATTTTTCATACGAGCGACACCTTGTAATTCTGTTATGAAATTTTTTAAATCTTTCATTCTTCTTCCGTTGGTTCCTCTTCGTACTCTATCTCTGAGTCATCTAACTCAGCTTCTGGTTCATCAGCACTTGCCTCAATTTCTTCACCATCTTCATTTTCAACTTCTTGTTCTTCGCCATTGTTAAACAATGCAGAAGATATTTCTTGTTTGCGAGCATCTAAAGCATCAGCTGTTTTAGCACCAATCATTGATTGTAATTGTTCTCTAGCTGTTGTTGCTTGACCTCCAACAACTTGGTCTATGAAATCATTTAAATCTGCCATAATATTCCTTTCATCTTCTATTTAGTATTGCTTCTTCACTTTTTTGTTTAATCTTTAGTATGGATTCTGCTTTTAACCCTCTTGCTGTGTCCACGTTATCAGAGTTATTAGGTTGTGGTGCAGGTTGATCAATACCTTCTTGACCATCAACTTCTGGTTGCGTTACAACTGGTCCTTCTTGTTTCATTTCTTTATTCATCAACTCTATCTCTTCATCAGACATTTGTAAAACATTTTTCTTTACCCAGTCTGTTGAATAGTAACGACCAATATATGGGTCAACGGTATTAAGAAGATTAACTCTTTCACGGAGTAATTCAGCTTCACGCATTTCAGAAAAGTTATTATCTTTCTTAAAATCATAATAGATAACTTCTCTAGCAGCATCCCATTCATCTGTACTCATTATACCTTTGAGTGATAGTTGAACTCTTAAAGCATGATCAAAAATTTGTGCGAATTTATTTCTTAATCTTATAATAAACTTATTAAACTTGACCTCATCTCTTGTAACTTCTGATACTCTACCTAAACCAATCATACCACCTTGTTGTGGTTCTAAACGAGAGATAGGCACATTAAGTGATTGTAAAAGTTTCTTTTGAAAATACTTAACATCTTCTAACTCACCTAAGTTAGCGCCAGCTGGTAGTGTTGTAATCTCTGTACCTTTACCACCTTCTCTTCTTGGTAACCAAAAGTCCTCTAACATGGACTTATGTTTGCGGTCATCTCTAAGTTCACCTGTTTCAGCATCATAAACCATTTTGTTACGATACTTGACCATTACATCACGCAAGTATTGTTCTGCTTTACCTTTTGGTAAGTTACCTACGTCAATGTAAAATATTCTTCTTTCAGGTGCCCTTGATAAACGATAGATAACAATCGCATCTTCTATCATTCTTAACTGATTTAAAGGCTTAATCGCCTTATGTAGATAAGAAATCACAAATGTATTCTTTGCATCCATTTGACCAGATGAACAATATACAACTGCATCTGTAGCTATACGAACACCAGAGTTTACATTCGCTGAATATGTTTGTGTTGTTGTACCCTTATCATTATATACATAGTATTCACCAATTGACTTGATGATTTGAGCACCAGTCTTTGGGTCTCTTTCTTTTACAATCTCACGAACTTTCCTTATTTTTCGTGGATCAATATATCTTAATTCTTGAATACCCTCTTTAGGATTATTTTCATTTACAACAATATGAAAGTATAATCTACCATCTATATACCATCTCTTGAATAAATCATCAGCTAAGTTGCCATAGTTTAACATATGTTTAATGTTGTTAAACTCGTCCATGATTTTTTTCTTAATACTTTCAGGTTGTTTCAAATTATCAAGATTGATGTCTACTGATTTACCATCAACATCATGTGTTATAGCTTCATTGACTATATCGTCAATCGCCATATCTAACTCAGGGTGATTTGCCATCTCACGGTATCTTGTGATTAACTCAAGTTCATTGCGAACTGAGCCTTCTAAATCAACATATGTCCCGTAGTAAGCATTGTTTGTTACGGTAACGGCACCATCATCAAGTGCCTCGTTTGGTAAAGCAAAGGAACTCTGTCCTTTTGGTGGTTCCTTTGCTTGTTCTTTTTTACCTAAAGTAAAGCCAAATAACTTTATAGCCATAAAATATCCATCCTATATTTAGAGAGCACGCTCTCGTTAAACCACACCAGTTTCTTCGGATTCCCACCATTGATATGCCATTGTGATAGTAAATTCCTCAATTTGATCATTCGCACCCCAATCTACATCTATTGGAGATAGGTCGTATGGGTAAATCCCAATAAACTTGTATTTCTTCAATTCATCACCGGTTTTCCCGAACTGTGTAACTTTGGCGTCAACTGAATAACCTAGAGGCGCTAATGCCGCTGGGTTTCTTACATTTAAACTATGTGAATTAAGGCCGTTCATCCATCTTTCCATTGCGTTACGAACTGAAAAGTCCTCATCATTGATGATTGTTACAGTCCAATCAGCAAAAGTTCTGTTACCCATAAACTTTAATTCACGACCAAAATATGTAATAGGTACAATACCAAGAGTAGCTCCTGGTAATTGTGCTGTTCTACACATAAAAGTCATTTTTGTTTGGGCATTTCCTGGTGCTGAAAACGATGGAAATGGCATCTCAACCTCAAACAGATTAGGGCGGGCGCCATCGCCGACCATCTGTGTTCTAAATTCGTTTACATTAAAAGCCATTTAATTTTCTCCTGTGTTATCCTTTATTTAGAAGCGTCCTACAACCTCTTCAAACGAAACTCCTGTTCTTACTGCTACAAAGTTAAGTTGTATGAAGTTAATTGATCTTGCAGGTTTGATGTAAATATCACCTACAAACTCATTACGGTCAATTACTTCGCCTGTATTATTTGTATCATCACAAACAACTCTAAAGTCTGTAATACCACGGCGACCTTGGACATCTCTCAAGAATGGCTCTACAAGAGCAACGAATTGTGATCTCGTAAACTGGTCGTTAAATTCAAAGAGTGAGAATCTTGCAGCTCTTGAGATTGCTTTCTCTAATACAATAAACAATCTACGAACATTGATTCTATCAAATGCTGAAGGTTTTGATTGCATTGTTTTATCTCCAAACAATACTGTACCTTCACCTTGGAAAGCAACAACTGGGTTGACACCCTCTGTATAGAGATCATCTCTATTTGTCTTTGTTGGATTAAATGCAAGTTTAATTACATTCTTTATGATACCACGATTAAGTCCACCTGGTGAGAACCAAGCATCCCTCTCTAAGTCTGTTCTTACACAAAGACCGGCAATATCACCGTTCAATGGTACATATCTAAAGACATCATTGTATTTGTCGTACTGATACTTATAACCTGAATCTAAGAAAGCAAATGATGTAGAAGTAAGTAAATTACGATATGTCTTAATATCAGTAACCTCACTACCTGCATTGTTTACTACATCAGCTCTTCTTGGTGAACAAAATGCGATACAGTCTTTTCTTGTGATTGCGATATTGTCAATTACATGAGTAGCAATTGTTTGGTCGCCTGGACCAGTCATTACAAGTGATACGTCAACTGAATCTGCATCTGCAAAATTATCAAATGCAGTTACTACGTTTGCAGTTGAAGTTGTACCATCAGCACCTTGAACTAAAGAAGCAGAAAATGGAACCTGTACCTCTGTAAATGCTGTGGCAGAACTACTACCCCAATTTGCACCACCATTTTGATGTGCTGTCCACCATACATATTCTGATGTTCTATTGATTACTTCTTTATAGAAGTTTGTATCGCCTGCTCCTGTTACTGCATCAACAGCTTTAGACACAAAGGCAAACTTATTTACTATTGTATTAGCTGCATCTGTAAACTCTGAATCTTCATCAACAACAATAACGTGCATTTCGTCACCTGAACCACCTTTATTGGCTACATAATCAGATGTTCCTGGTGCAACTTTAAAGTCATCATGGTATTGCCATTTCTTTAATATAGCATTACCTCCAGCTATATTGGCTGTCATGTCTTGAGCTAAAACTATTGAAAAACTATTTGCAGAAACAACATCAAAGTATGTTGTGCCACCATCAATTGAAACTTTATCTCTTG